AATTTTTTCAGCTCCTGCCTTATATAGTGTCGGTTTAGATGTTCCAGGTATAGTACCGTAATCTTTGCCTTCCTTTAGATTTGTTTGTACTAAATTTTGCCATTGTGCTATTTTCTTTATGTCACTCCTAAAAGTAGTAATATCTGATTGATCAATTATTGATAAACTATTAACTTCTGACATTTATTTTTCCTCCTTTAAATTTTCTAATGGACACCAGTCGGGAATGATGCTTACATCGTCAATTCTTCTTTGAAAAACATCTTCGTGAAAACAGTAATATACTCCCGTTTTAAAATCTAAATTATCATGGTCACAATATGGACATTTTTCTTTTTTTGTTTTACAACTTTTAATTTTAATTACCTTCATTACCATTCTCCTCCTAACCTTCCATTATTTTTTTGATATTCATACTTCTCGAACGTTATCACAGAATCCCGCTTGAAGGCGTAACCATAGCCGTGCAAGTTGATATCCCTTTGCCTTCGCTGTAATATGCTTTCCTCTTCCTCTATGGTGCGGCCGTTACCTTTTGCCAGTAGTCTGGCTGCGCGTGTAGGCATAGCTAAAGGCCCCCATTCAGTTTGTAGCTAAACTTTGGGTCCTGCGGTGTGATGGTCAGGCCTTCATCACATACATCATCGTGGCCTATAATCCCTTCTGTACAATCCTTCTTTAGTTGTGCTTTCTTAAATTCTTCGACTACTTTAATATATTTTTCTGCTCTGTCGTCATATCGTTTAGCCCAACTGATTAATTTAGGTATGTCATATTCCCACCTATCCGGCATAGCCCGATAAGCACAGTAGCCCGCAGGAGTTTCGATTTTACGCTCACCTGACTTAGATAAGTTATTTTCAAGTGAAAGTTCCCTATTCTCGATTACCTCCGCAAACTCTTTAATCTTTTCGTTGTTGTCCTTGCACAAGGTCTCGTTCTGCCTTTGCAGGATTAGGATATCCAACTTTGCTTTAGCTATATTCTTCAAGTCATCTTCTACTGTCATTTTAAATACATCAGTGTTAACCATTTACTTTTCCTCCCTTAATTAATATTTTTACTTACCACTTAAACCGCCCATTAAAGTGCTTCATAGGCATACCCCCTTTTTCCTTATGTAGTAGCCAGACTGTCCTTGCGATCATCAGTAGAAACAGTGCGAAAATTATGTTAAGAAACATTGTAATCCTCCTTAAAATAGATATGTTTTAAATAAAATATTCTACTTTTAACTTCAGCTTCAGTTGGAACATTTTTCAGTTTTCTTAACCACTCAATAATATCAAAGACCATATCCCAGCTTACCCACCCCATTACTGTATCTCCGTCTAATTCAATCATCACATCATCTTTAACATTCCACATAGCTATTTCACAATTAGTCCTTATAGTATTCCGGGTTAATTTGCAATGATTTCTTGTTGGGTCTTCAGAACAATAATTTCCCCATCCTGCCTGTGTAGATAAACACCAACCATTTACTAAAAAATGTATTCCTTTGCCACAACCTTTTTCAACATCATTTGTTGGCATTGTCTCACCAAATAATTTTAAATTTAACATTTCATTTCACCTCCTTCCTTATTTTTTTTTACCCCAGCAACCTAACCCAGCCCAACAGCTTGATCACGCAGAACACCGCGAACCCGAACACGAGCAAGCCTGCGATAATGCTTGCGTTAAGATTTAGTCTTGTCATGGTTGACCTCCTTTTCTGCCTGCCCTGACAGGATTCCCCACCCTGTACCCCAATTTATATAATCAATTTAGTTACTGGCTTATTTGATTATTCAGCGCTAATGTAAGCTGACTTCCACAAAGTAGTTATATCGTTTATAACTACGCTACGTCTTTCAGTCCAGACCTGACGCCAGAACGCCACAAGGCAGGCATGATTACAAAATAAAAAAAGCCCTGAAAATATTGCTATTCTCAAGGCTTACTAATTGACTTATTCTATTTTAGATGTTTACCGTATGGTTACCAGTAGGTTACCATATGATATATTATAGGCCGTTAAAAAAAGACTAAAGAAATGAAAGCCTTGAAAATCCCCGCTTATTCGGTTGTTACCGATTTGGGAATTTTAGCACCTTTTTCATTATGTCCTCCCGGTATTATTATTTATTTTCTTCTATAACCTTATCTATCTTTTCGATGGTATTTCTATTGATAGGTTCGGCATCTCCCCTAACCCAACGATACCAGGTAGTCGTACCGATACCTAATAGATGACACATCGTTACATAGTTGAGGTTCTTTCTAATACTGATTTCTATTAGCTTTTGGATTCTAATGTTTTTTATCATACCTAATTTTACCATAAGATAATTATATTGCAAATCTTATATAGGATGATGGCAAGTAGTATAATACCACAATGACCTATTATATGGGTATTATATAGTTCAGCCTTATGTATGCTTTAAAATGCTCGTATTTACTCGTATTAACAATAAAGCAGAGGAATAATATTAAAAAAAAATGAAAATAATTTAAAATATTTTTACCCTACTAAAATTACACGCTGTAAGCCTTTATAATTACCATTTCGTTTTTTAAGGCGTCTGTGAGGCTCGTGGTGGCGTTTCTTGGTTTTTACATTATATCATAAGCAGGATTTGTAAGATTTGCAGGTGTTTAGGCAGGTATAGGTACAGGTTTTGATATGAGGGATATTTTTAGAGCAGGCTGGAATGGTTTAAATAATTTACTACCCTTAATTAAATTTTCTTTTGCCGGAAGAAGTCTTAAATTTTTCAATGCCCAACATTTTTTGAAATCAGGGTGTTCTAATTTACTAAAGTTAAAAGCAGAGATAGGTATGATATGATCAATGTGAAGTTTACCTTGTAAAAAATCACCCCAAGTGTAATTTTGAGGGAGAGTCTTTTGTAAATGATTCTTTAAATCATCTAAAGTATAATTTACTATACTTTCCCATTTGCTTCCTGCTTTATTACCTTTTAGGGAATATCTTATACTACTTGAAATTTTTTCGTTTAAATTAAATTTTAAATCTATTTTATATTTTATTGCGAAACGTTGGTTTGCATTATTTCTTATAAATTCGCAATTGTTGTTAAGATATTGTTTTCTATATTCTGCTATTTTATCTCTATTATCAATACGATATTGCTTTTTATATTTCTTCGTAGCTTGTCTATATAATTTCATATATTCTTTATTTTCTTTTTTGTTTTTCTGAATCCATCTGTCGTAACGAATTTTACTTAATTTTGCTATTCTTTCTTTATTATCAATGCGATATTGCCTCATATAATCTTTCTCTTTTTCTGTAACCATATTATCTCCTTACCTTTTTATTATAACACTTTGGAGTGGTTTATGCAAATAAATAACCCCCTAGAACTCTTGAATTTCTAGGGGGTAGGAGGAAAAAATGAATCCAGGATAAAACCCGCCTGGCCGGGATAAGGCTTCTCGATTTGTTACATCAACCTGCTTAATCATGTCCTTAATTATGTATCTAATCGTGAGCTAACCGGAATTACCGGATAACTGTACTCAAAATCTACTACGATTGTACTCAATATGGGTTACTACCCTATATATCGAACATAGATAGTTGGTTACTGTAAGTGTCGCTATTTGGTATAAAACGGTCATGTTTCGTTACTGTATTATTCGCTAAAAATGATTATTTATACCGTTTATTCCGTAATGATAATAGATAAATCTGTATTATCACTTAGTGCAGGATTGAATAATAGTGGGTAACGTTATTATCATTTATGACACAATCCTGCAATTATTTCTCCAACGTGCTAAAAAACGGTCTTTCAGGAATTAAATACAAATATATAGATAGCAAATACTAAAGTAATTCCGAATGTCATTGCTGATATAACAAATATAGCACCACCTATAAACCAAATAAAGGGATGTTTTATTTCTTTTATATATTCACAATTATTGAAATGTTTATCGAGCCAATTAGTTAATAACATTAATATTGTAGTTATCGCAAATGAGATTAAACAACGATTCATTATTATCTCCTTTTTCAGCAAATGCTGAAACGTCTTTTATTTTAGTCACCGGGATAATATAATAGCCGACCAAGTAGCTCCAGCTCAGCATCGTTGCGTTCTTGTGGGTTGTCATTATCTATTTTATCGAGCAAATCAAAATAATCCATTAATATACTCCTCCGTATAATACTTTACCTGACACTTACCGATAATCAATATTTTGTCTGGTAGATTTGACACACTCCAACTTTCTCCTTATCTTTTCAGGCATATCTTCTATCTTCCAGCCATACCGTAGCTTTGATAGCCAGATATCGATAATATATATTTCCATTAACTAACCGTCCTTTATGTAAACCCCTCCGCTATTCTTTGTAAACGTAACTTTCACACTAACATTATGTTAAATGTTCGTTTAATAGTGAACAATCCTACGGCGTGAACATTATTTGCCGTTACATTGTAACTGCATTATGTGTCCTATGGTGCTACATTCTGCATACTCGATATAACAAAGCCCGGCTTTAGCCAATGCCCTCACCGGGCGGTTGATGGACCTGCCTTTTGTGGTAGCTATGGTGACGTCTGCCATAACCTATTACTCCTTTTGTTACAGGCATTACTACCCGTCAGGGTGCGCATTGCTAAGAGGCGTAACGAGTATATACAGGCAGTCATATAAACTACCTAACCGATATAATTAATCGGGGAGTCGTATAAATTTCTTACATTCCCAAACTGGTGTGGTAACATGATGTAATTTATCAAATTCAAAAAGTAAATTAGCAATCTGACAATTTGCTTCTCTGTCTTCTGGTTTGAATAATTTACATAAATAACATAGACAATATTCCCGATGTTTACCTTTTAAATATTTTCCAACAGATACCTCTACTCCATGATGTTTATATTTAACAATCAACATTTATTCTTCCTCCTTTCTAAAAATCTGGTGGAGGTGGTGGGGTCTCCCCCACGTGTCCAGAAATAGCTAACCAACATAGTTGGCACTATACTGGTCGAATAGCACCCCCATAATTACTTATACTTACTTAAATCTCTGAACAGCGGATTGAATAAATCAGGGTATCCATTCTCAACGGTTAAAAAGCCCTGATTCCATAAAGGGTAAGTATTTGTGGTCTGAATATATGCCACTTTATCAGGGTCAAATAACCCTCCGCTGTTAATGACGACATATTTACCGCTTTCACTAATGGACATATCGCAGAAGTGACCATGTGCAGATATGATATTCATTTCATACTTACCTGCTAAACGGTAAGGGATTCTACCTTTAATCTGGCTGTAATTTTTAGGATGACATATTCTCCATTTCTTTTTACCACTTGTCAATATAATATGGTCACGATTGGTAATCTGGTATTGGTATACATTGTCGGTAAATAGTTTGAATATATCCCTTAAACCGACTTTGCCTTGAAAGATAGACATTAACCTGTTCAGTTCATGATTACCCATGTTGACAATGATTTCTTTAAAGTTATCTTCTAATATATGTAATGCCTTCATAGTTTCTATTCTCTCGTATGTAAAATCTCTTGCAGTATTTTCTTCCGGTGTTTTCTGTTCAAAATATGAGAAGGCATCCACGTTAAGCAAGTCACCGTCAATAATACAGGTGTTAATCTTTTTCTCTTTAGAAACATTCAGCATGACATTAAATAATTCTTTATCATGTAGGGGAATGTGAACATCACAGATTACCATGATTTTCTTTTTTTTGATTTGTAAAGGTTCAAATAAGCGTCTTTCTTTCTCTATACAGTATCGAATATTCTGTTTTACATCATCTTGTTTATCTTTGGGAAATCTACCGCAATCATTACAGAAATATTTTTTTTTATATTCGCCTTTATAGGTCGAATGACCATAAGGCGATAAATCCATTGACCCACAATAAGGACAATTTACGATATACTCTCACCTCCTACTTTACTTATTCAAATTCAAAATATATTTCTATTCTATCATTGCTTTCGTCCTCGTATTCTTCCTTACTTATCTCAAGTCTGTCCTTGCAAAAAGGACAATAACTGACATATTTGTCCCCCTTTAAAGTGAAACGATATCACCCAGCCACAATTCGGACATTCCCAATACTTCTCATCATTATACTTCCATCTTTCCATTCCTTCGGTGGTTCACAAATCCCACCATTACAATTATCTTTCTTCTTATCTTTTACTTTTACTTCTTCCTTTAAAAGAAATTTAATTTTATCCTGTATCGCAAGGAAAGGATGAAAACCTATAATCCTATCAACCTCTACCCCATTTTTATAGAATGCAATAACAGGCAACCCCCTGAAAGGTCTAAAATTGCTATTAAACTTTAAGGATTTGTCCACGTCTACCTTAAACCATGCAATTTTATCTTTGTTATACTGCTGATTAAATACAATTAATCTTTCGATAATCGGGTCCAACAGCTTACAATATTTACACCACTCAGCCCAAAAATCTATAACAACCAGTTTGTCAGACTGTAACATTTCTTCATAATTATCAGCGGTCAGGTCGATAGGTTTAGTTTGCTCTTCACATAAACCAAATATCGATAGAAGACTGACCACACATAATATTAGGATGATCTTATTAACCATCTTCATAATTACCCTTCTTTATTAGAATGATAATCTTAACGCCCCGTAAAATTCCTTATCGGTATTGTATCCGAAGGCAAGTTCGATGTTATCCCTTACCATATAGCCAACATCACCGCCAACTACTAATCTAAAATCTTCAAAGTCTTGTATCAGAAGTGATACATTAAGGCTGTAATCTTTAATGCTAAATATTCCTTTTGAAATGATAACTCCGTAAGAATTATCAAAGGAGTAATAGCCCCCCGCCTTGATATTCCAATTTGCCTTATCAAGTTTAACTTCTTCTGTCGGTAATGGTATATCTGACACGTCTTTATGCTCTATAATTTTACTTATGTTATCTGAGGCAGGTTGCAGGTTGCCCGATTCATCACGGTATAATAGATAAGTTTCATCATTTTTACCGCTTATCAATATGGTGTCATCACTTGCAAGGAATGCTTTTCTTTGTATGGATAAATCTTCCCTTAACTTTTTTATTTCCTCTTTATTTGCCTTCTCATCTTTCTGTAATTCTAAAATTTTATCTTTTAATTCTACATAAGTGTTGTCAGGTTTCGGAGTGGTTGTAGTCTTTGCCGTATCATTGACTACTCTTGTTATGGTAACTGACAGGTCGGTAACTTTTTTTAGGAATAAATCCTGATTACTACGGAGCATATTCATTTCACTAAAACGATTTGCTTCCCATTTAACGAAGTAGTTATAGCCCTTATACCCACAAAATGATAATATAGATATTATTATTATCACTAAAATTATCTTAAATACTTTCATTTCGATATCCCTTTTAGCCAGTTCCACAACCAGACAAAAGCAACTTTACTTTTATCCCAATACCATCGCAAAAGTTCACCCAAACGATTTGGATTAAATACGAAATAAACTATACATAATATTTCAATAACACTACATATTAATAATAAAATAATCATATTACATTCTCCCTTCCTAAGAATTTTTGTAGTTGCTGCTCATTCCCCGAATATATCGGAGTTTGACCATACTTCTTGACCAGCCAAAACTTTGAGGGGTTGGGGGGCATCACGTCAATATGCACGTGGTTGGGGTATATACCTATCCTCATACCGCCAATCGTCTCCGCCATCAGGGCAATAAAGACTGGGTTTGACCCTTCCACCTGTATATCAGCCGCCTTCTTTAGCAGGTGTGGCGAATTGCTCGCACCGCCGACCCTCTTATTTTCAGCCTTACACCTTACCCCACTGGTAATATTAATTGGTTTATTAACTATCTTTGTTCTTATCTCTTCTAACTTGTTCACCAAATTCATATCAATATGTATCTTCTTTTTCTTACATTCCGAGCAGGGGCATTTAAACTCCCACCTGCTGAAATGTTCACTCAGATTTCCCATGTTCTCCGTATCCTCCTTTGTCCCCATTTCTCCCTTTATAATAAAATCCTATCGCAATAGTCACCGCACTCGTAAAGGTAATATAGTAATCCCTGAATTGTTCGGGCAAATCCACTAAATTGATTAACAGCCTGTACCCTGCAATCAGGGTAAAGATCCACCACAAGCTAAACATGGTAGCCGTCATAATACGCCGAACAATATATTTATGTTGGTTAAAGTATTCGTTTATCATGATGATTTCGCCTTAAACATAGACCACAATATACCAGCTACGGAAATGATAAATGAAACACAACCGCTAATCCCAAAAGCAGTCCCCTTTATTCCCGCTATGCTTTGAGAGTTCTTATTAATTGCTTTCCATTGCTCTTTATCATTTGACTTAATTTCTATGGTATCTTCTTTAATGCTTTTTACTATTTCATATAAAGCTGCAGTAGTTACTCTTTCAGCCATCAAATCATCTCCTTCTACTTAATCAAGTTTTATTTTCTTTGTTTCCTCTTCCCAATCTGTCGTAGGTTTGGTTTCTTTTTCCCAATCTATTGTTGGCTTAATTTCTTCTATCCAGCCAACGTCTACCTTTGTTTCTTTATCCCAGTTTGTAGTAGGTTTAGTTTCCTTTGTCCAGGAGACATCGCTTTTGGTTTCTTCTGTATAAAGAGGGTGTTCTATCCAGCGGATGAAAGTATCAATTAAGTGTAATAGTTCATTGAGGGTTTTTGTCCCTGCTGTAGAAGTAGTATCTGTTATTGATATGGTTTCAAGCAAGGTGAATACAACAGTCCAACTGTCTACAATACTAAGAGTTTCGGCAAGACTTAACGAACCAGATGTAACCTTGCTATCAATTATAGACAAGGTCTCATATAAAGTTTTGATACATTGAAAAGTGGCGGAATCTACTATCCCCAAGGTTTCCGTTAATCCTAATGACCCTGTCAGGAGTTTACTATCTATTATTGAGAAAGACTCGGATAGTTGTTTAATTATTCCTGTAATAAAACTATCAATAATAGATAATGTTTCTGGGAAAGAAAGACTGGTTGAAGTTACTTTGGTATCGGCAATAGATAAGGTTTCGTCTAAATCCAATTCCCCTGACATTGTCTCACTATCAATTACGGATAAGGTTTCAAGAAAAGTTATCAATGCTCCCCATGTATCAACGATAGATAAGGTTTCCGCTTCTGCGAGTGTCCCTGATGTTGCTTTTGTATCTACAATGGATAAAGTTTCAGAGAGTTCAAGTATTGTTACGTCATACTCATAAGTTTGCAGGGTATCCCACAAACTATTATGGGTTGCCTTTATCCAAGCGGCAGAACGAACTATATTTGAAATACGAAGTTCATCTATAGTAATTGCGTCTCCATAGAAAGCGGCAGCCGTCCCGAATGCCTTTCGAATGGTTTTAGTTAATGAATTGCTAATTGTATTTGATTGTGTTGCAATACTGCCAGTTTTATTTGAAACACCATTAATAAGAATTTCTCCATTGGCATCCCTATCAAATACATAAGCTAAATGACGCCAATTTCCGTCATCAACAACTGAAACCGCACTTAGATTGGCAAAATCCCCACCATTATCTTCAATTTGTAAGTATGGTAAACCTGTTCCTAAAACTGAAACATACCATCCAGCAATAGCACCAGTAGCCCCTTGTGGTCTATTCCCAAAGATTGGAGTATTGTTTGCGTTTGCGGCCAATTTTATACACGCTTCTACAACAAAATCTCCAGTTCCAAAATCTAAAGTATCATTATCTCCGCAATCAATATAATCATCAGTGCCATCAAAACTTTGTCCCTGCCCTACTTTTCCTGCTGCCTCTACTGGTTCGCCTAAACCTTTTTTCGTGCCGTAATTAGCATTAGAAGTGGAATCAAGAATATTTGTGTCTACTGCTGGATTATAACTTGCATTAAGGGCATAGTAGAAATAATCAGTCATACTTTTTAGTGAATATCCTGCAACTCCCACATTATCTCCAAAATATATTATATCGTCACAAGCACTGCTTTCAACATCCTCACTAAGCCTTAGAGTCCCATCAATATAAAGACTTACTGCTGTCCCTTTTATATATAGTTCATATGTATGGTATGCATCAGTAGTATCCATTGCATATCCAGTATAACTACCACCACTTGTTCTAATGGTTACATTGTTCTTCCATAATCTAAAAAAGGTTCTTTCGTTTTGAGTTCCATCATTTAACCAAATAGAATAATAAGCACTGTTTTCTGTATCATCATGCATCTGTATTCTTGTTTTTACATATACACCAGCATCAAAATCTATGTTTGGGGTTTTAGAATAATAACAAGACCTTGCACCACCTGTTGTGTCAATAGTTAATATACCACCAGCTACAGAGGCATAATCAGTACCGTTCAAAGTCCAGCCATCGCTATCGGGTTCGACGGTTGCCTCATATTGTGTAGTCCAATTTACAACAACATCTTTCATATCACTCCTGAATTTAAAAAAATCATCCCATACCTTTTTGGCAGGAGTACTTTGAGTGATCCCTATATAATCTGTATTGTCTGCATGAGTAGAGTCATAATACATATAGAAAATAGTATCAGCGTCGTAGTCTATAACCCAACCATCACGAGAGACGTGGAATATAGCCTTTTCTTCCGATACATCGAATAGTTCCATTTCAGCATATAATTGTGTTTCTCCATCTGCTTTGGTAAAAGCAACTTTGAGATATTCTGCGTCAGTAGTTAGTTCAAGAAAGACTTTATGGGCATTTGTAACAGTTAGGAATACCGTATCGGGGAACCACGTCAAGTCGGCAGTATCAATTTTAGTCTGGTCTATTGTAATCTTTATTCGTTGTGTTTTCCAACCTGAAAGATATGCCATAAATTACTCCTTAAACCCAAATTTACGAAAGTGTAAAAGTCGCTACAATAGTAAGTGAATCAATCGTGATTGCGTCGAACCCAGCGGTATTTAACATACTCCCTGCAGAGGCATCATTAAATAATCCATATTCAGTCGCAGCTACAACGGTAGTAAATACTCCTGTAAAAGTGCAGGTCATTTCGCCAGGGGTATGGGCATAGGCTGCAGTTTCTCTTTGGTCTTCACTTGTTAAAGTAGTACCATCAATATCTTCCACTGCACCAGAACCAATAGCCATGTGGGTAATATCAGATGGTTGTGAATTTAAACCCAGACAGTCCATAGCTAAATCAAACCCTGCATAAGTGATTAGGTTGGGGTATTCCCTATCGAAGGCAAGACTACCATCTTTGTTATGGCCTATAAGTCTTACCTTACCGCAGATTTTCAGACCTTCTTCTGCTTTCTTTGTTCCCGACATTTTAAACGAATCTCCAATTTTAGTTTTTTCATTAAACATTATTGTTCTCCTTTCTTTTTATAATAAATTGACATTTTGATTAAAAAGGTGTATATATTAGGTATATGATAAGTGAAGTTAGGTGAGCCGAGATTTTCACAGGGTCGTTATAACCTTGTGATCACTTCCTTTTTTCTTGGTTCGCCTATTATAATGTAGGTGAGCCGGACTCCTGTCTTGAAGTAGGTTCGGTTGATGTTCCTACTTTAATTCACGTCCTTGTCCGGCTTGCCTATAAATGAGGTAGGCGGGTTAGGTTGTATTTTCACAAGGTTGCCATAATCTTGTGACACGTCCTTTGAGCTTAACTCGCCTATATAAAGGGGGTCTATTATGAAAGCGTATATAAATAAGGTCGGCAAAACCTTGCTGTTGGGGCTTATAATATTGGTAGTTGCAGGGATAATATATTTGGTTGTGCCGAAGTATCAGATACAGTCTGTCAGGGTTGACGATGATACGGTGGTGGTGGTGAGGATTAATACGTTGACCGGTGAGATAGTTATTACTTCCCAAACATTAGTTGAAAGTGCTTTTGATAAATATGGTGTGGGGCATAAATATAGATTCTAAAAACTAAACTTTTTCCCTTCACTTTTTCTCAAAGAAGTTTCACTAAATGTAAATTTCTTACCACTTTTAGCGAAATCTATTACAAGTGGTGTCTTTTTCTTTTCCGCTTCCCTCTCTTTTATCCCTACATCTACTCCTGCACCAGCTAATAAATACTGTAATTTCTGCATAGCATTTCGTTCTATTTCGTAAGCGTCGCCCCTTGTCTTATATTCCTTATCAAAGATTTCCCTAATCTTCCTTATCGCCCTTACGTCTACATTCTTTTGATTGGTAGCTGCTTCGTATCCCCTTAAAGTATAATCATAAAAAGGCATCCACATATTAGCAAGACGAGGTATGGCAGTGCTTAAAGCCGCTATAGATCTCTCATCACCGCCGACCGCCAATACAGTACTCACATAAACATCAGTTGCTGCCTCTATTGTTCCTATGGCTAATCCTCCTGGCTCATAAGCAAGTAACTCTAAAAATCCATAAGGGCTTTGCCTTCTCCCTGTAACCTTCTTATATATAGCGCTCATAATCATACCACCGATTATGATACTCATCACTACTTTGGAAGCCCTTACTTTCTGACTTATTGTTCCTTCTTTAAAATGTTTAGCTTGTTTTAATAGCATTTCATTGTAGGCACGGGGAAACAACATCAGATTAGTTAACCACTTGCCTTTGCCCATTTCAGCAAAGGATCGTTCTGCACGGTTATATTGAAATTGAGTATCAGCCGTAAAGACCCTTGCCATATATCTTGACATTGCCTCTACGCCGTCTTTGGCTAATATCTCTAATGCCATTATTCTTTCGGTTCGTTCCATATCGTTAAACTTGGCTTGCCCCATTGCCTTGCTTAACTGTTTTTCGGTTGAGTTTTTATCTATATCGGCAAATGCCCTATGGGTCTGATTAATTCTCGCCCAAAAAGAAGTAATCCTATTTAACTGGTCGGAGTAAGGATATATACCTACCTTGTTAACTAATTTCATCAGCCCTTTGCCTAATCTGCCAAAATAGGGTTTCTCTCCTACCATAAACCAATCTATTTTCATAGACTGTATCTGGCTGACATAAGTATTCATATAATCTGTTTCTTCGGAAGTTAATTTTTTGTTTCTTGGGTCTATTAATATGGACTTATCAAAACCGAAAGCATAAGGTTGTAGAACATTCCTGGCAAACATAGCAGGACTTGGCAAGATAATGACTTGCATTGCCTGTGCATATGCCCTATTCAATTCCCTTTCAACCAATCCTTCGGGTCTGTTATATCCCTTTAATTCCCTTAAAAATATTTCTACGCCTTCTTTTATTCTTTGGGGGTTTTGAAATTTATCTATATTCTCATCTATTAAAGTCATAAAAGCCCTTACTTTGGGTCGCATATCTACGAGATTATCCATCTGCTTTTTGTAAGAAAATAATCTTTCAAGTATATTCTTGTCCTGCTCGTGATATTCTATATCGGTTCTCACTTTGATATGACTTTTCCCAAAGGTCTGGGGTTTTGGTTTCCACATTCTTAATTCATTCGATACAACCTGTAACGGATCATACCCATTTCTAATTATCCCCCATTCTTGGGTTTTCATATATTCAACTAAATCATCATAGCCCTTACCCTCGTAGATATCTTTAGCCTTATCTATCTCTTTCTTATATTGTTCGTATTGAGGTATCTTCTGGGGAAATTCTATATCTTCTAAAAACTTCTCTGTTCTTGCTTTTGCCTGATAATCTTTTAATATCCCTTCAATCTTCTTTGCCATTTTAATTTCCTGCTCGGTAATCTTTTCCGGATATTCAGGCTTATTCTTCAGGTTACTTTTAGATGTTATGTAATCTGCTACTCTTTTTATTGCTTTTTCATCTTTAATAATATCTTTATATTCTTCAAATTCATGGAGAAATACTGCTGCTTTTTCTTTATTTTCCAATGAGATATCTATTAAACTCTGATACATACGATAGATAGGCGCACCTGTTATCTCTTCCATTTTCTGGAAGATGATACGAGCGCTATTTAATTCTTTGGGGTCTCTTAATCCCTTATCCCTATATTTACCTATAATCTCTTTTTCTTTATCTATCAGCTTCTTTATTGCAGGTTGTTTTTCTACTGCTTGATTATACGGCAGGGTTTCTCTTAATATGTCAGACTCGCCAATTAGCCGATAAATAACATCTTTGCCCTGCTTCTCGGTGATAAAATTTGAAGCGTCAGTATATTTCGGCTCTTTATACACGCCCTCGCTTTTTAGGATAGAGGTATAGGCTTCTTCTGACATCTGAAGTTTATCTATTAGGTTATCTTTAAGGGATTGGATTTTCTTTTCGGTCTTAGGAGTAACCACATCTTTATAGCCGATACGCTTTGGTCTGGCTCGGTTGACTGCTTGTAGGACTGCTTCTAACTGCGGTATAGTCATACGCTTGGTAGCAGTGGCTAAATGGGGAGACATACCATGTTGACGTTTTAGGTCGGCAAACTTTACTCCGGTTAACCCTTTTTGATTAACTACCTTGTGAATTTGCCCCATTAGTTTATTGCCTTCTATCCTTTGTTCAGGGGTTAATTCTTTGTTTAGTGAGTAAGGTTTTTCAGCTTTAACTTCCGCTTTGGTCGGCACAGTCGTTGCCTTTTCTGCAACAGGTGCAACTGCCGAGGGTTGCTCGGTGGCTTGGGTGTAGATAGAGGAGAGTTGTGCTTTGGTTTTTATTATGTCTTTATTTATTACTGCTAATGATACTCCATGCCCTTCTGGTTCTATTGAACGGATAGCATCATAACCCTTATCTTTAATTTTCTGTATAAATAATGGGTCTTCAATGGCATCATGTATATCAGCATTACCTTCATCAATATCATCAGCCCATTCAGGGTCAATTTCTCTAATCTTTTCTAAGTTTTTTATTAGAGTGTTTGTATTTTTTAATCCTGTAAAATCAATAATTTTTGCATCTTTAGAGATAAACGCTTTAACGATATTCTGCCCACCCCTTAAATCTGCAAAATATTCAGCATCATTTCTATTTTCTGCAAAAAATATAACAGGTGATTTTGCATCTGTTTTAAATATCCCTAATCCATAACGATTTTTTATATCAAATTCTTTAATATCAGAAGTTGTCCCATGATAAACATTCTTCTGACTACCTACAAATTCATCTACATCTTTCGCCTTCCTCGCTTCCTCTGCCAGCCCTTCAAGCTCGGCGGGGATAGCGGGGGTGGGTTGTGGCTCTTCCGCTTCTTTCCCCAACGCAACCGCCTCTGGCTGTCTTGGTATAATCCCCTGTGCCTCTGCTATAACTCTTAATGTTTCCCTTATATCACCCTTGTTCTGTATAAAGTTATCTATTGCCTGTCCTGTCTTGGTGGCAACTATAGTGCTGCCTGCAACACTACCGCCTAAACCGCCTAACACCAATGCCATAGCCATGCCGCCATAAGCATTTACTCCCATCTCTTTGATTAAAGGTTCAATAGACCAATCTTGCGGCAACCCAATAGCCTGTTTTACTCCCTTTTCTATAGGAACCATTTCAGCTTCTTGCCAGGATTGTAAAGCTACATTTTTAATAAATTCAATACCTAATTTGCCATATTTATCAATTAAGGTTTTAGCCCCTTCATTAACAAGAGCTTTACCGCCACCCTTTAATAATCTTGCTACACCCATAAATACAGGTAATTCAGTAGCCATTTCACCAACACCGGATAAAGCCCCGCCAATAACCATTGCATAATAAGGTGCTTCTTTGCCTAATGCTTCATATTCTTCTTCAATCTGTCTTGCCTGCCCGCCCATAGCACCTAATCCAAAAGGTATCATTTGTGTTACACGAGTGACTATTTCGGCAAGTGGTTTCCCTGCTGCAATTCCAGTAGGAACAGGCATACCAGTTCCTAACGCTACCGAACCAAGTATTTGCGGTGCAGCCTGTAAACCTGTGCCGACTAATTTCTTTAGCCAATTCTTACTTTCTACTTGCTCTTGACTTTCAGAAACTATCTTTTCAGACTCTTCTACTATTTTGGTTAACATATCGGTAGTATTTATATTAGGATCTACGCCATATTTTTGCTTAAATGCTTTTGCTTTTTCGGGGTCAATAGATATTATTTTACTAATAGGGTCAGTTAGTTTTGTTACTCCCATATCAACCAGTCTAAAAAGATTGACCAATGAAGCCTGAAATTGAGCTGTCCCTGCTTTAAGACGGTATTTTACAACATCGCCCCATGTGGGGTCAGGTTTATCTTCTGGTTTAGATATAGGTAAGTCTTCGATTAGTGGCTTAAACAAGGTTGCACCACCAGCCACAGAAGCTCCTGTGCCAAATGGAGTTTGTATGGGTGTAGTAGGAGTAGACATCGGCAATCCTTCTATTAGTGGCTTTGCACCCATACCAATACCAAAATCAAATTTTTTATTATTAAGTTTTTCTTCTTCCTCTTCTTCTAAAAGGAAATTAAATTTTTTCATTTTTCACCTTAATAGTAAATTGATTTATATTGACCTTTACCTACTCCACTAAATGTTTTAACACCTTCCCAAAACCCTACTTTTTCTATTTCGCTTAATGGTTTTAATTTTGGGAATTGACTAACATCTACGCCTGCTTTTTCTAATAAATCCCTGTATTTCATATATTCTTTTCTAAATTCTTCATATACATCTGGTGCAGGTGCATTTTTATCAATTTGATTACTTACTTCCTGTGGGGTTATTTCGCCACTTTTTAACCAACCTTTTTCGTTAGCGGTAGCTTTTATTGCTTTTAATAAGTTGCTTAAATATTCTGTCTGGCTATTCGCCCACGCCTCTTTATCTATCCCTAATTGTGATGGATCATAACCTGCTTCGGTATAGTCATTGATAATCTTTTCGGCATCTTCCCAGCTATCGGCATTTAAGGTATTCTCTCTATACTTCTCAAGAGTCGGTAATGAAGTAACCCTATGCTTTTCTGTTGCTACTCCACCTTCGCCAATCGCCCCCGGCTTCTCATACCCCTGCTTATAAGTGTCAAAGGTCGTAGGTATATTCAAAGATTTTGCCATCTGATTAAAATAATTGGCATTGCCTGTCGCATAAGCGGCATCGAGCTTCTTCTGTGTTTCGCCCATCTTATCAAGCTCGGTTGCTGGTGCTTCTGCCGGCTGTGGTATCTCTATCCCTTTTGACCTTAAATATTCGGGTCTAACATCTTGAGGTAACGTTGCCGCCTGCCCCCATATATCCTCTGGCTGATTTTGTGCTATTGTTGCTCTCTTTTGAATTATATTATTATATGCTTCCAGCGTGTTTTTACCCTTTTCACTGGTAATATATGGCTGAACATACTCATACATTGCTTGAATATCCCCAGGGGGCAATCCTTCAACTCCGCTTGTAAATAAATCCATCCATTCTTTTTCCTGGTCATATTTTGCCTTATTCATACTTTTTATAGCTTCCATTGCACCTTGATAATGCTCCATAAATTCATAACCGCCGGATAGATATATTGTGCTTATTTGGGCTATTTCTTCATCTGAATATATATTATCAGTACCGGCTTCTTTTATTTTGGCATTCCAAAGATTGCTTACCTCTAACATCTTGGCTTGCTTTTCCTCTAATTCTTTTCGCTGCTTCTTCTGCCACCGCATCTCTTGTAATTGCGTTCCCATATTTATACCAGACTGTATTCCGCCCGCTAATCCCTTTAAAAAATGTCCTTCATAGCCTGTCATATTAAATCACTTCCTTTATCATTATCTTTTCAATAACTGAACATCTATGTTTATATCCGAATTTACCATATTTCCTTTCAACCGCCTTGGGGTTTCTATGGGTGGTAAAACTTATCTTTTCGGCTTTAAGCTCTTTTGCCTTTTGCTCTATAAAATTTACATACTCTACACTTAATTTCGGACAGTGCTTATCTATAAACATATAAATCACAAATAAGGTTAAGTCGCCGATTATATCCCTTTGTATAGTTAATATCACGCACCCGTTCATCTTATCCCCGTCATAACTGACATGGGTAGATATCCTATCATTAAATTGACCGGCAACCATATAACTATATAATTTATCTTCTTTTAACTTACAATCTTTGGTTTCCTTTAATTTGTCACATACCTTAAAGAAATCATCGGTATCTAAAGTAAGATTTATTTTATCCATTATTAACTCCCCGGTAAGAGGCTGAATATCCCGCCTAAAATTATACCAAATATATTGCCTGCCCCTTCTGCTTTCGCTGCCTTTCTATTTGCTTCTAATTCCATTTGTGCTAATTCCAAATCATAACCGTGTTGCTTTTCGGCAAGTTGGCTCTGTAATTGTGCGGTTAATTTAATATTACTCTGTTGATATGCCTGATTAATAGCTAATTTCTGGAAGTCTATATCTGCCTGCCAAGCCTGCATTTTAGCCAACTGCTCTGCCGACCAGGTAGCAAATTCAGGTGCATACTTTAATTGACTTTGCTCTGATAAATAACCCAGGAATTGACCTGCCTGTCCCATTGCAGTTTCAAAACTGGCCATCTTCATAAGTGCCGATTTAATCTGAATATCGGCAATTCCCGAAGCTATTGCTTTAGAAGTGTTAGACCTGATTGCCTGCTCGTTAGCAAAGACAAAACCGCTGTTGGTGATCCCCCGCCGTTCCATGTTATTCCGCATGACCCGCAAATTCTCTGCCTCACTTGCCTTCAATGAATCGGTCTGTTGCTGTATCATCTGTGCCTGTGTTTCTTCGGGGATACCGTAACCACCTGCTTCTGCCCAGTCGGTTATCTTACCGCCGAACATATCTTCAAAGGCCTGCTGTGCGGGTGATATCTCATAAGGTGGTGCTGGGGTGACTGCGGCTGGTGTAATTCCCCCGCCTGCTCCACAGGGTGGTTTACCACTCTGACTACAAAGGTTGCCGTCTTCGTCAATAGGAGGACCCGTTGGAACATGCGGTTCTTTCCCTGGAGTAGGAATAGTTGTAAATTCCACTGATGGCATTACCGAACCTTCTGGAGGTGTTTCTGCTGTTGGTATATTTGTTGCCGTAGTTGGTGTAGTAGTTGGTGTTACAGCCGTTCCTCCCCACGGCAATACTCCTGTATTCTGATAGGATGTCCATGCAGAAGCAGCAGCGTCATTATATCCTTCACGTTTTGCCGGCCCTTCCGAATAATACCAATGGAAATGTTGTTTTATAAAATCACTTTTACCCAATAAATCTGCCATAATAAAATCACGCTCCTTAAATTAATCCATAAGAAATCCCCCCTGTTTATATTTTTATCTTGCCTTAATGTCTAACTTGCACATTACTTGTGTCGATATCCCCGTTAATACACCTGATTCAAATTTGACCTGATATTTACCTGTGCCTTCGATCATAACATCAGCTACCGCTATATCTACTTGGTCGGAAGTATATGGTCCATACTTTTTACTCCATTTACCGCCAACTTTCCTCACATAAAAACTGATAGTATTACCACCTGCGTATGTCCCATCAGCATCGGGTCCAGAATTATCTTCTTCATATATATCATAAGTGTGGGTAACAACAGCAGTAGTACAACATAAAACCCAATCACCATAACCAATTCCAAAGACATTTCCTGCAAAAGCACGAATCCAATAACAGGTTAACGGTTTCAAACCGTATAGGGTCATACGATATATAACAGGAGTAGCAAATCTACCTATCTCTCTTACCGCATACATACTGGAATCGTATTCACCCTCCTCAGTATATTGGTAATACTCAAATCCCCGATAAGTATATCCGTCCCCCGTGCCAGTAATCTCACCCACTGCGGTTAGGGTAGTTGATTGCCTATCTTCACATTCCTCATTAATAGTTTCAACGGTAGGTGCTTCCGTAGGTTCAAAATAGGTGATGGTTAATTTAATTTCATAATGTACAATATGTGCATCGTAATGAACAATTTCATTACCTGTAGGTGGAATGTTATCAATATCTCTTTCTGATAAAAGAACGAATTGAGTTGTTCCTGATGTATTGATATGGGCGATGCCTAAATCATTTAGTGTGAAACTTTGATAATATGGGGGACCTGAAGTTAATTTCCCCAAATCATCTCCGTTATAGTGAGTGAGGTCATAATCATCTAAAACCAATGGATTACTCGCACTACTTGCCCCTCTGATAATGATATTAAAATTTCTGTCAGGGTAACCTAATAATGGACTGGTAAAGGTAATCGTTGCTCCAGTAATTATTGCATCATTGGGTATTCCCGAAGTATCAAAATAGAGAAAACCACGATAAGTATAATACCAGACTCCGAGAGCCTGATACAGTTGCCCTACTGTACAACCAGCATACACGTCGTAACCACTGTCTGCATTTCTACAGGTATAATAATCGTGATTACGGTTTTCTGCGATTCCAACATAAGAGGCATAAAAATTTGCTGTACTCATAATTTACTCCTATAAAGTTACCGGACTACTAAAATTTCTTATCTTAAAACTTACTTTACATTCCACTAATTTTGTCATCTCGCTTATTAGTTCAAAATCCATGATAAAGGGATAGGTTGAATCACAATTACCCCAGTCATTGAATATCATTGTATTGCGGTATTCGATGACATTAGAGGACTTGATACGCCCCTCTAATTGGTCATTTATCGCCTGTAATTGAAATTTAACTATTCGCAGGTCTTTTTTAAGTTGGTCAAGTTCTTCTGTAGAGAGTTCTGGCATTATTCTTTCTCCTCCGCAAACGGTTCAATCTCATAACATACCATATAATCGTGTATCTCAAAATAATACTTATCGCTTATATATGGTCGTGGTTTAAATGTTCTTGCCCTTTTACCGCCACTGCCTAAACCGACACGATACCATTTAGTCGTATTGGCTGTTAAGACTTTTGCTTTGATGATTACAACATCATCTCCCTTAATTTCTCCTGTCAGACTGGCAGTAGCGACATTGATTGTTTTTGCCACAACAGACACGATAGTATAATTACCATTATTCTCACTATCACCAGTAACTACGATAACATCTCCGGCCACAAATCCAGCAGCCACAAAATCACCGGCAGTTGTGGTTATTGTATCTTCTTCACCCGCACCACCATCTACAAAAGCAATATCATCCCTGCTTATAATTACTGACGAGGTTTCATCGTTATTATCTAAAGTGTAAAACATAGCCAAAGCAGTTCCATCAGTTGTCTTAATCTTAATAAATATCGAATACCATTGTTTATAAACTTCGGGTATTCCCATGTCTAAAGGTTCGATACTATCATAAGCAGTAATAGCCTCGCCACCGTCATCTAACCCTGAAAAAATAGAATAGACCTGACCAATTGTGTTACTGCCGCCTTTAAGTTGTAGACCGTCAGTGCCTCTATTCCAAACCGAGAAACACGAGAAAGCAAAGTCATATACACCATAAGTTTTATTTTTTAAATCAATCCATATCGTTTCTGAAGGCACAGTATTTGCACCCTTCGGATAGCAGAGCATATATTTATTATCCCAATAGGTTGCACAAGATAAGTGCCTGTAAGCACCATTTATATTCTCTCTTATATATTTATTGACTGCTTCACTGAATATCCCACTTGTTACCCCATCAAAATAATTTATTCCGTTAAAGCCAAGATAAACAATCAAATTATCACAATTAACATAAGACCTTAAAGCTACACAACCTTCAGTTGAATAACTGTTTATAAACTCAAAATTATCTTCATCAGTACCCACCAGTCTTTCAATACTATCTTCTGTGGCTGCAGGTAAGGCGGTTAACTGTTCGAGTAAGCCCATTATCTTCTGACTGTTACCTGTCCGTAATCTCCAAAGTGGTGGGAAGTATTCTACATCGGAGATGTGAGAAGGATATAAATAATTATTATAGGCTAAATATAATTTCTCTCTACGCTTACAAATTAAATGAGAAGTTGTTTCGGGTGCGGTATGGTTTGTTGCCAATACAGACCCTAATGAACTATCGGCTATCGTTGAAGAGAAAGTAGTCGTGGTATTATTGTCAATAGCCCCCTCATAATAATAAATCGCACCTCCAACGGAAGTACGATAGATATTCTTTGATACTATTTTTGGGTCAGTAGAATTGGCTACTCCGGTTAAACTTATTGTAGCTAAAGCTGTTGCTGTTATAGCGTCACTTATAGGTGCGCCGTTACTTTCATAGCCGTCCTCATCTACCCAAGTATATATATATTTATAATCTCCTGCACCTAAATATCCCGAAGTACCGGCGGCTGTTCCTGCACATTTTACAGTCGGTGCAGTAATCCCCATAGTCCTTATAGTTGAAATTTTAATACGGTTAGCCCCTGCATATAATGTGCCAGTTATAGTTACTGTACCAGCAGCATTGTCCGCTATGACAGTCCATTTTCCAACCGTAGGAGCAGTATCAACATAGGAAAATGCATATTGTCCTATTAAAGCATCAATATCCCAAGTTCCAGCTGTTCTCGTAAATATGGTATCAGATGTTCTTGTTCCCGCAACCTCATCAGTGAGAGTGCCTTTAAAAACTCCATCAACACCATTAACAAAGTAATAGTGGTTAAGAAAATCAACAAAATGCGTGTCACTATCAGCAGTTAAACTTGATTTAATTAAAGTTGCTCCATAAAGTGAAGTATCCGATTTTACATATATACCTGTATTCCAAGCTACAAGAAATTCTTTAACTGAATTGTCTTGTCTATAAAAGCGGTGCATTCCCACTATCTTATGGGAATCACCTATTGAAGCACCATAAGTAGAATACCCTGCCCGCTTGACAAGTTGCCCGTATTCATTAAAGCTTAAATTATGTAAGCCGTCAGGTTTGCGGGGTAATTGGGATAGTTTAATATTTGAGGGAGAAAGGTTATCGAGTGCCTTCCAAATTTGTTTCATTTAATCAACTCCTAATCGAATACGTCGGTTCTTCCATATCTAACAGCATAACGGTGTCCCCTTGCTCGATATCCGGGGATTATCATTGCCCCCTGATTTTTATTGCCATTAATTATTGCATTGATGTTATATATCCCCCTATCAAATCGTGCCATAAACCTATCACCCCTAACATCTTCATGTTTCGCATACCAACACATGGCAATAGCGTAATCCCTCATATATCTGCGGAAGGCTATTGTTCTATAATCACCTGATAAAGGCACGGTTGCACCTGATAGCTCGGTTGCCCTCTCTATACCGTAATACTCAACAACTGCACCGGCGGAAGGTATAGGGTAAAATCCTATCATATCACTGCGGAAATAAAAACGGGACGGTGTGTCGGTAGTAGTCCGCCAGCTCCCAGCATGCTCATTTAAGGCATTCAGGCTTATCTGCTCTAATGGTTTCCCGTCATAGACAATACCGCCATCATCAAGGGCAACAAAATCAGAATACATTCGTATTTCCCGGCTATTAACGATATCGGCAGCAATTAACGTATGCTTATAATATTTAGATAAGCACTTAGTTTCAGTGCCGATAATCTCCTGTCCTTCATTCACATAGCTCGTAATCTCCGTATCAGTCCAGAACCCGGCAGTGGCTTCTCTAATCTGATATCGGACAGAAGTTATTATTTCGGCTATGGTCGCTAACATTTTTTAAATCACCAACTTTATTTTTTCTTTGTCATAGGTTGTATAAGTATCTTCGGTGTCTTAATTTCTATTTTCGGTGTCGGTATCGGTTCATTAAATTTGGCAAGTATAAGCAGGGCAACATCATTTATCTCTTTCTTTATCTCCGCCTTATCCTTGTCCATCCTTGCAAATAATTCTATTCTGTCTATAGGTATCATGATCTTCCTCCTTTAATTTATTTATAATTAATCTACGGTCAAAAACACTTCTCCTGCAGTAAATTCTACATAGCAGCCAGCAGCAAACTTAACTCCTCCTGCCGGAATATATGCTTCATCGGTTGATTTATAAGTAGCTAATGTTTCTAATCCAATTCTCTTTAATTCAGCAGTAGGACTGTCTGGTGTTGCCCCTGCTTCGTCATAGATAGCAGCAGTAGTAGCACCTTGATATTGTAACCTTGCCGCATATATTGTAATCGGCACATCATAAACTAACTGTGTATCAGCTACAATTCTTATAATTTGCATAAAATCACTTCCTTTATTCTTCTATTAATTTTCCTAATTGATATAAAATATTGGGGGTAATGGTTTCGCCGAATACTTCCTTTGTTGCTTTAAGTGGCTCGAAGGGTATTTCAATTTCCTTTTGATTAATCTTGTCCCATTCCACACCCATACTAATACGGTTATCTTTGGCCAGGTCATGCTCATATTTGCCCTTCTTATTCTTTTTAAACAAAGGTTTGCCGTCTTTGTCTTTTTTAGCATATTTCACGGCTAATCTATTTATCTCTTTGTCAATGTCTTGCAGTTCTTTTATAAAACTGAAAATTAATCGGTTAAACAGGTTTGCAGTGGGAGGGGGTAATTCTCTCATCATAATAGAGTTAATGCCTGTATTTAGACCCCTCACTTCATTTAAAGTAACTTTCATTTATTTAATCCTCCTTTTTAATTTGGTTGCGGTTGTTTACAAAGGCACAACCGCAAAGCCTGTTGAGTTTAATTATGCGGAATATTGAGCTAAATCAGGTACTACCGTCATTGTTCCGTTATCATTTGCGTAATTGTTTTTAGACAATAATGCATTTATATCATAAGGTGTTCCACCAACGTGGAACACAGTATTGTCTATACACATAGCATCATCGCTATTATCATCTATTCCAACACCAGCACCATTAAGTCTAATTATGTTATTTCTGATTACAGCACCATAACCTACGCTGTTTATATCTATTGATATTGCAGTTCCTGTGGCATCCATACCATCAAATATGTTATCTTCTATTACAGCAGCACTAAACCAAGATGTAAATTTTAGGCAATAACTAAATCCAGGAATAGCTATTTGACTACCAAATTTACAATGTCTTATAGTCATAAATTTCCCGCCACCTGTATTAGATATGGCAGCCAAGTTAGCAGTATCTCCACATTCAAATTCACAATTTAAGATTTCAACATTATTACTAATATCAAAAGCAAGTAAATTAACAGCACCAACTGCTTCAAATCTTAGATTCACAAGACGCAGACCCGATACTGTGCCTGTTATACAAGCACCGGCAGCAGGAATAATTTTGACTGATTTATCAGTTCCTGGAATCCCCAATCCGATTATAGTAGTAGAAAATGGCAGAGATGTAAGAGCTTCTGCGTAAGTTCCAGGTGCTATAATTATGTATGTATTACAAGATTGTTCAGCAGAAGGTAGTAAGGCTCTGTCTGCTCTTTGTTTAGTAATAGCTTCCGTAAGAGTATTAAAAGCGTTCTCCCAAGATGAGCCATCTGTACTATTTCCACCCTTACAAACATAGTAAACCTTAGTTTGTGTTAGTAATGCCATATTCTGTAATTGAGTTAAGATATCGTATAGCTCGCCACCTGCAAATCCTTCTCCGATATGTTTACTTATTTCCATTATGTTTATCTCCTTTCTCAAATATTTCTATTTGATTATTATTTTTAAGTTTTTCATGGATACTTTTATGACATTCTTCGCATAAGGTAATTCCGTTATTTATATTCCAAAGTTCTTCACATTCTAAAGCTTCTTCCGATGTGGTAATTTCGTAGTATTGTATTATGCTCATAAAGGGTTTCATGTGGTGAGCATTTAATTTGCCACCCCATTGTCCACACTGTTGACAGGTAAAATCATCACGTGTAAAAATGTCAGAACGCCATTGACGATATTTAAAATTCGCTTCAATGATTTTTCTAAATGGTAATACTCCACCTTTCCAAGTAGGACTAAGTTCACCCTTTTTGGCTTCACTCATCTTTTTTCTACTTTCCAATGTGTGATGTTTTCCTTTCATTGGACAAGGTTTACCTTTATTTTCCTTGCCAATTTTTTTCTTTATCTCTTCTGACCAAGGAATGCCTTTATTCCAAGGAATGTGTTTTTCTTTATATATCCCTTCCATCCCATTCTTATAATGAGATTTATATTCAGAACCAGATAAATCTTTGTTCCAAACTTCACGTCCTTTCAAAGATTTACATAATTTTTCTCTGGTCTTTTCAGATATTGGAATACCTACATTCCAAGGGATATTACCTTTCTTAAATGCCATAAATATCCTTTCTTTAAAAGTGGGGGTAAGCCCCCCACTTGCTTAATTTTTAGGCGATAGTCGAGGCTCCGCTAATTAGCGAAACGCCAAATAATGCGTTTAGTGGTACAGCAACGAAGAATACTCTCCAAGATACCTTTGAGAAAGCATTGGTTGCATTGGAAGTATCTTGCGGTCCGGATACTTTAACGATAAGTTTGTCTTTTACTCCAGCAATTCTTGTTCCAGCATAAGCATGTTTTCCGAATATGGGAGTGTGATTGATAGTTCCAGTTGCAGAGTAGACTCCAAATCCTATGTCATGGGCATCATATACAGTCCCATCAGTAATTGTTTCAGTCCAACCTTCAGTATCTTCTACCCAGCGGACTCCGCCCCATTTACCAAGTTCACCCTCGTATAGTTTGGCTGAACCTGCATATTCGGCAGCATTAACCCATTTACTATCTT